TACCTTCGGTTGCCCCTTCGATTAAGCCTTCTGTGGTACCTTCGGTTGCCCCTTCGATTAAGCCTTCTGTGGTACCTTCGGTTGCCCCTTCGATTAAGCCTTCTGTGGTACCTTCGGTTGCCCCTTCGATTAAGCCTTCTGTGGTACCTTCGGTTGCCCCTTCGATTAAGCCTTCTGTGGTACCTTCGGTTGCCCCTTCTACCCCTTCGATTAAGCCTTCTGTGGTACCTTCGATTAAGCCTTCTGTGGCACCAAATATTCCACAACCTGTTTTTAGTAAAGTTAAACCATTATCTTCGGTTAATGAACTTTTAGAAATAATGGATAAAGTTAAACCATATGTATACGACGATATCTCGCAGTTAAAGAAGGCTGAATGGGAGATTATGGTTAGTTTGGGTATGTAAAAAATGAATTTTTTAAATAAAAAAATTTAAAAAATAAAGATGGAATCAATCATTGAAATCTATATTAAAGAAAAAATACATTTATTGGTGGAAGATATATCTCTAAAATACCCTAACGTTGATAAAGATATAATTTACCATAAAATAAACAAATTGTTTCCTAAAAAATCTAATGATCTTGTCCGCCATAAAATTACGGAAAAAATAAAAGAAACAAAGCCTGTAATTAAGGTTAAAAAGTCTGAATTTTCGAGCTACATTCTAATAATGCCAAATGGTGAGCATGAACACACATTTTCAGAACTTTCTTCAAACAACTTTGTGATGAATTTAGCCACGAAAATTGTTGTCGGTGTAGAAAATAAAAGCGGTGAAGTTCTTCCATTAACTAAAGATTTAATAGATGTTTGTAAAAAATATAAAATACGGTATGAAGTTCCATTAAATTTAAATTTAGAAGGTAATGGTGAAGATGACGTTATTGATAATGAATTAAAAGAACTAGGTCTAAATTGCGCTGAGAGTGGGGATGACGGGTCCGAGGAAGAAAATTAATAAATTATCCAGTTAATAAATGATGATTCTGGAAAGAAAAATTGGAGATCTAACCCTTTGGGAATTTGTTATCGCAATGGTAATTATTAATTTATTGGTTGGAATCCTCCTTAATTTTATCAGCAAGCCATAATGGTAAAAATGGATTTTTAATGCTTATTTTTAAGCATTAAAAATCACATATATTCACATTCTGAAAAATGAAATTTTTTTTATTTAAAAGGCTTAAAATAAGCAGTAAATAAAATGCAACTCAATTACGATTACTTTACCAGTTGTGATAAAGTTTCAAAATCTATGGTTCAAACCAATCCTAGATATAAAAACTTTTCACAGATGTACTATACGGTTGGGGACACCGAACAGTTTTGGGAGGCTCTCAATATTTCAGAGTCTTCAAATACGGAAAAAGGTATAAAAGATCCACAAATTTCAACACAAAATGTTTTCAAAAATATTGATACTTTTATACCTTTTGAAGGATATAAAAATATTTCTAGAGCTCAGGTTGAAGATACCTTTAATTATATTTTTCATAAATTTAAAAAGGGTATTTTTATCAAGATCAAGGATGGTCAACTTCAGTCTTTTATTCCATTTTCTAAAGCTACGTTTATTAATGAATGGTCTGACCTTATAAAAATAGATCCAAAATTTCAAAACATGGAAAACTTTTTTAAAGTTCACAACGACCTATCAAACAAACTAAACAATACAAATTATAAATTTAATCCGAATAGGGTCAATTTTGACCCTAGCTATTGGTACGCGAACAATTGTATATTGAGGTATGAAAACCCCATAAACGAGGGGGAAACTAACTATGCTCAACTCAAATCAATGTTTTTAGAGTTGTGTGCTGAACGCGACCTTCCAGACATTGAGTTCTTTGTCAATAGACGAGACTTTCCTATATTGACCAGAAATGGAACAGAACCCTATGATAATATCTACGGTGAAAATGTTCCATTAAAATCATATAAATTTGACAAGTACACACCTATCCTAAGTATGTGTTCTTCCGATAGGTTTGCCGATGTGGCTATTCCAACCCACGAAGATTGGGCGCGAATAAAGTCCGATGAAGGTATATATTTTCCATTAAAATGTCGAAATTATACGTTTAAATTTAACCACAAATGGGACACAAAAAAGAATGTGGCTATTTTTAGAGGATCTAACACTGGTTGTGGTTACAACGACCAGAACAACACAAGGCTAAAATTAGCGCGTTTAGGCCGTCTTCATCCAGACTTGCTCGATGTCGGTATTACAAACTGGAATTTAAGAATAAGAAAAAATAAAGACTCAAAATACCTTCAAATTCCAGATGTTGGAAATTTAAATTTGGTGGGTAAGTTGAGCCCTGAAGAACAGAGTAATTATAAATTTTTAATTAACGTTGATGGTCACGTTTCAGCCTTTAGATTGTCTTTGGAATTGAGTATGGGTAGCTGTGTGTTACTGGTTGAAAGTGTTGAAAAATGGAAAATGTGGTTTTCTGATTTGTTAGAACCCTATGTTCACTACGTTCCAATAAAGTCAGATCTTTCAGATTTAATGGATCAAATCAACTGGTGCATTAAAAACGATTCTAAATGCAAAACAATAGCTCAAAACGCCTTGAAATTTTATCAAAAATTTTTAACCAAAAAAGGTGTTTTAGACAACCTTCAAAAAACTCTGTTTCGATTAGCCCAAGATATGGGCGACTACAAGGTTAAAATCGATCCATTAATCTTTCAAACAAGTATGGAACATGACACCTTAATACAAGAACAGCAAAATACTTTCAAAAAATCGACTGGGTTGTTCCCTAAAAATGTAGGTAGAAATTATGGTTCTCTTAAAGGCTTAGAAAAATTTGTAGAGTCGGCGTTGCGATCAGACCGGGAAATAACTCTGGTTGGGGTTGAAGTTAAGCATATTTTTAAAAGTAAAACCACAAGGGTTATTTTATATCAGATTGGATCGGAGTATGTCGTCGGAAAAAGAACATATACCCCCATTAAGAAGATTGAATTTGTCCACGAAGCATTTGTTGGTTTAAAAGTGATAAACAACCTCCTTAAATTTTGTCCCAATTTTATGTATACACTTGGTTACAGGGATGAGACGAACGTAACCTATCTACCCCCAGAGTACCACGACCCCGGCTCTGATAAAACTAAAGATTACAAAGAGGTAACGGTTTTACAAGAGTATATTAAAGGTCCAACCCTCCAAGAATTTTTAAAAACTTGCACGCTCAAGTCTTATTTGGAAATTGTATTACAGGTGTCTTGTTCCCTTGTTATAGCACAAACATTATATGGTTTTGTTCACCACGATTTAAAACCGTGGAATGTGATCATTAGTATACTTTCCGAACCCATGATGATTGAGTATTTTTTAAGGGTTGATAACGACCAAGAAATTGTCTACAAAATAAAGACCAAATATATCCCTATAATTGTAGACTATGGAAAGAGTCACGTCGTATACAATAATGTTCATTATGGTATAATTGATCCATTTAAAATTAATAAAAATATTGATCTAATAACAATGTTAGTTTCAACCATTAACGAACTCATCTTGAGGAAAGCAAATGTTGAAAATGTGGATCCTCAAGACCTTTTGTATATTGTAAATTTTCTAAGTAAAGAAAAGGTCAAAAACATCTTTGAACTAAAAAATTTTATTTCAAAAAATAAAAAATTTGGGAATACTCTCGTGGAGGATATCAAGCTTGAGAGCGGAAAGAGCAAGACCGTATTTGAAGAATTTTTCAAGTATTTAACACCATTAACCCGGAAATATAAAATTGCATTTGGAAGGTCTGATCTCACTTTAAACATGTGGTCATCCAATCCCAGACAGATCGCCGATGTGGCGTTTGGTATAGAGTTGGAAGATAGGATCAATTCCTACCTTGAAGTACCCAGACGTATTTATAAAAATCCAATGCCTCAAGCAAGCAATAGATTTACAACAATTATGATCGCCCAAAAGATGTTTGATGGTCTAATAATACCAAAAATGGAATTTATGGAATTTGCCACTCAAAATAAATTAACCGAAAAGCAGGTTAAAAGTGTCCTAACCGAGTATAATAAAATTGAAAAGTTTATATTGGACTTTTATACCACTCAACTAAACAAAAAAACCAGAGAACCTTTTAATGTTTTAGGTGGTTCTAAAGAACCACAAAAAAAAGATGATGTTTTAAATTTTGGTATAAAACCATCCAGAAGTCTATTTTTAGACTCGAATGTTAGTGTGGACGATTTAACCACACAAATGAAAAATTTACCAGCTCAATTTCCAGACTATTCTTACTACGCTACGCTAGTAATGGAAGTTTTAAGGAATAGAGGACCATTTAAAATGCTTGAAGAGGATAGAAAATTTTATATGGACAATTTTACCATACTTTTTGATGAAAATTATACAAATAAAGTTGTGGATATTGAAACCATTAGATTTTACGAAAATTTATAATTTTTTAATGCTTTCTAAAAAGCATTAAAAAAAAGAAAAAAAATAGAATATAAATATAATGAGTACAATCACTACCACTACTACTGTTACCGTCACCATTCAAGACGGCCAAGAAAAAATTATAAGAGTTTTCGGACACCCATCCGATCCCCACTTTTGCGGAAAAGATATATGCGAAATTATGGAACTTGAGAACATTAAAGACAGTCTACAAAAGATGGTTTCAGAAGACCACAAAACGACTCTTAAAAATTTATTAGAAGAACAAAATAATACTGTAATCCCACCCTCTTGGTTGGGATGTTTGAAACCTCCCACTTCGTTAGGCGGAGTCGACCTTAAAACGTTGTCTTATCACGATGGACGCCTTGTGGTCCTTTCAGAACCAGGAATAATGGACCTACTTAATGGTTCTCGAAAGGATAAAAATAAAAAAATTTTGAGAGACGCAATAAATAAGGCTATCTGCACCATTAAATTTGAGAACAACTCTGGACTCTTGGATATTTTCTCCTTTATTTCCAAGGAGAAGTTAACCATAGATATAACATCGGATTGGTTCCAAGATTTATGGTATCCGCTCTCCAAAGTTAACCCCCCCCCCAGGGGGGGGGTTGGAAGGGTTGAAAATCGACCTATAATTTTAACTCAAAATTTATTAGAATGGATGGGTTATAAAGGTCGAGACCAATCAGACAAACAAGAACGATTTTTAAGGTTGTTAGATAGCCTAAAAATTCCGTATACCGAAATCGACCACAAACATCCTTTAGCTATCGAATACCCCCATGTGCAAAAAGAGGTTAAACTTTTACCAAAACAACTTTCTCAGAAAAAATGGATTTGTATGGAACCTAGGGCCTTTAAAAAAGTCGTTATGAGATTAAATACGGAAAATGCTGACATTGTTAGAGACTACTACATTAACCTTGAGGAAGCTATATTTGCGTACGGAGAGTACACAATGAAGTACTTGATTCGGCAAAGAGACTCTCAGCTGGCCATAAAAGACCAAGAAGAGTCACAATTGAAAGAGCAACTGACCATAAAAGAAGAGCAACTGGCCATAAAAGACCAAGAAGAGTCACAATTGAAAGAGCAACTGACCATAAAAGAAGAGCAACTGGCCATAAAAGACCAAGAAGAGTCACAATTGAAAGAGCAACTGAAACGAGCCGAACGTAAAGCTATACGAGTCAATAAGTTTATGAGACGAGTAACCATAAAAGAAAAGAAATTGGAATGGATCTATATAGCCACAACTAGAATGTACTCAGGAGAACGATTGTTCAAGGTTGGTTCTACCACACGTTTGAGTAGTCGGATTTCAGGGTACAATACAGGTAGACCAAAGGAAGATTCATATTACTATTGTTGGGTCAAAAAATGCTACAATTCGAAAGATTTAGATTATCACATACAAAAACTGTTGTTCGACTTTAAGCACAGAGAGAACGCTGAATTATATTGTGGTATAAAATTTTCCGATCTTATGGATATCGTCAACTTTATAGTCGACAACTATGATGAGAGTATCGACTATATAAACAACTTTATCAAAACTAGGTTGAATGAGAGCTTGGAAGAGGACGATATGGATCCGCCCCGATTGGACTATAAGAAAATCACGTATCAAATAGGTGACCATACAGAAACTATAGATTTGGAAGAGGAAGATTCGAGTGTAATCAGAGACGAATTGGATAACATTTTGAGCATTGTCAAAGAACAACAGGAGGAACAACTAGAAATAACAATAGAACGAAAAAAACTAATAGACCAACTAGCAAAGGTAACTAACTTGAGAAAAAAAGAGGTCTGGAGCCACATCAAAGAACTAACTGGTTGGACAAGCTCGAAAAAAGAGATTGAAAAAGATGATGGTTTCAAGTATAAAATAATGTATTGAACCATTCGAGCTCAAGATGACCCATTTTTAATAAATAAAAAATACCCATAATATAAATATAAACGATTTGGAGAACCAGAGGTCGATCTAACCACCATCTTTGATTCTGATATAATAGACACCCCCCGCATTGGGGAAAAAATCAAGTATTTGTCTACAAAATTTGTATACACCAGAATCAATTTAAGGTCTTCTTTAACCTCTTTTGAACCAAACAATAACGTGGTGCATCGAAGGCAGTTCGAGAACCATCTAAGAAACACCTTCCCTAGCTTTAGAATCGACCATAACAAACGAAAAGTGTGGGAAGTGGTTAAACTTTGAAAACCAACGCACTTTTAAGCACTAGTAGTATCAAATCCACTTTTAAAAATGAGTAAATAAATGTCCGCAGGAGCTATATCTTTAGAATCAGCTTTACGCACGTGTAAGGTTAACCCAGAATGGGCCAATAGGCTCGAATCACATCGTATTATAGGTCCGGCTTCGGAAAAAACTTGCCCTTTGTGGACGGGTTTTGACCTTGCTGGTAGACCAGTTTGCCCAGACAGTTTCAACACTAAAAGTGCTGGTTGTAACAGTGCTCTAGACAGACTTCATGTAGAAAATGAGGTGTCTAGACCACAATATATCCCATACATCAATCTGTCTATGGAAGGTATCACAGGAGAATGGTTGTATGATGAAAGGTTTCAAGACGCCCAACAATCACACCAGTTCATGAGAAATCTTCACAACACCGGTGGTACATTTGGCCAACAATTATCATCATATGTTAAACCTGGTGGAATTTGTACCTACGATAGCTATCAACAAGCACAGGCTCAAAGTAAGCAGCACAACAGACAGTGTCAGTCGGGTATGATGTATGCTAATAATTCACCTTATCGTGAACTCGGTGGTTACTACTAACCCTATTTTGAATCAATTTTTAAAGCTTCTTAAAAGCTTTAAAAATTTTTAAGATATTGGACTTTTCGAGTCAAATATGATTAAAAGTCCTTTGTAGTGAATTAAGGATAACTTAAAGGCTAGAGGTGTCAGAAGGTAACAACATAGACTTGAACGAAGTCATAACAGAAGAAGAGTTAATTGAGGAAATGATGGTCATTAATGACCAAAAATACGACGTTTAGGTCAAAAAAATTTTAATGCTTTAAATAAGCATTAAAATTTAGCATTCCGCAGCATACTTGCACAAACCAGAAATGTCTCTGTAACGAGTCTTACAACAGTACATTCTTCCACAACACTTACCCGGGTGTCCATGTCTTGCTAGACACGACCCCAAATGGGGGATACAACACTCTGTGCTACGACATTCGGGACAATGACATGCCGAGTGTTGTAAGACCATTGTCGATAGCTGAAGTATAATAAAAACCCATATCAATTTTTGCCACATTTTTATTTTCTAAAAAATCAAACCGTTTCTTTTTCTTTTCAAATTTATAGTCGTTTTAACCATTAAAAACAAAATAGTGGATTAATCCCATATTTCATTTTAATGGTTCTTTCTTCCATTAAAATGAAAATTGAACATTTCCGAAGGGTATACCCTTCGGAAAAAATTCATTAAAATTCTTTCTGTTCTCCGACTTTTAGAGTCGCACTCCCAGTACTCGTTTTCGACTACTCGGGTCAAATCAAAGTAGACTTGGTAGTTTATCCATAAATGAAATTTTAACCACAATTTTATTAAAAAACGCCATGTCTATTTTCGGGTCTCAAATTGAAAAGTGAGAGTTGAGTGAGAGACGACACTCATTCTTACTTTTACTCGACTCCTCTCAAAATCTGAGGTCTCCCCCCCAAAAAGTATGGGTTCGAGACTATTCTGACTCATTCAACTACATAATCTATATCTCTGTTCTCCGACTTTTAGAGTCACACTACGGTACTCGTTTTCGACTACTCGGGTCAAATCATTACAAGTTTTAAATCATCGAGAGACTTTCAGATTCTACCCGACTCCTCTCATTTTCTATATGATACAACAGGTAATAAATATGATTGAACGCAGTCTTGCTCTATTATTTGGTATGATCGTAGGTCTAATGGGTTACCTACTTTCAACCAGCAAGAAAAAAAGTATTAAGGAAAATTTTTTACCATCTATGACTTATAAAGTCGACAGAGTGGCGGCACCCAACGAAGATTTCGCTCATAAAGGGGAATTTTGGTCCGTTCCAGGCACATATCAGTCTTTGGTAGCGCCGAGATCTGCCAGCGTGCAGTATGGCTCCCAGATTCAGTACAACTTGCCGGCTGAGGGTCTTCTCGCCTACAGGTCAAATACACCATTCGCCAACGATGGTCTTCTAACTACGGGAGAAGGAGACATTGTCCAACCCGTCACCTATGACAGGTTCATGTTCTCCAATAAGCGCTCTCGACTAAGAGAACACGGTGATCCAATTCGAGGCGACTTACCCATTATCCCACATAACTCTGATTGGTTTAGACCATCCGTACAACCTCATATTGACCTTAAAGAAGGAGCTATGCAAGTTATGGGTGGTTTCGACAATGAAACAAACAATCAACTGTCACTGCTGATGTCCGCTTCAGCTGGTAACGCACTCCAAACATTTGGCGGTATGAATTTTAGTGGTCAAGATGGCCTTTCAGCCAACATGGGAGCGTTTATGAGGTCTCCGGGCTCTAGTAGTGGTATGACAAGCGGTATGGATACATCCGACGCTAACCTAATGAAGTTTATGAGTGCAGCCCCCCAAGGTTCAAACATAGTTCAAGGTTTCGCTGCGACAGGAATGGTGCCACAGTATATGACGGCGACGAATATGGGGTTGTTTCCAAGCACACCCCAGATAACAGCCAACAACGCAGGTGTGTTCTCGACCATGGGTATGGTACCACAGAATGCCGTAGCTATCGAAAGGTCTGGTGACATTAACGTTATGAGAGGTTAGATTTTTTAATGCTTATCTAAAGCATTAAAAAATATTTTGTAAGAAGAAAATAAAAAATGAAATTTAAATTTTCCGAAATGTATAAAATAAAGATGAATATTGACCTTACCAAGTGTCGTGAATATCATGGTGCAAAGCACTTGGTGGTAGAGACCACCGCATTAGACTATGTGGGACTATAGACGATCCGTACTTTTGTGGTAGGGACGTGTGTGAAGTGTTGGGATACAAAGATATCAAACAAGCTTTACAAAAACATGTTAAACCCAAACATAAAAATGGGCTTGTTGGGTTGCTCGGTGAGAACCCTAATTTCTTCGGCTTTCAACCTTAGTCAGCCCGCCCCGCGGGGCGGGCTGACTCTTGCTCAAAGGATACCATAAATCTTGGAACCAATCCGACGTTATATCAAAGGCTAAATTATACCCTTTTACGAACGTAAAAATATCCATTAATCCACTATTCCGACCGTATCTGAGGTCAACGATCCACTTTTCTATTTGTTGTTTTAACTCTTTTTTATTTTTAAAGTTCTGAGAACCATTAATAAGAGAGTATAGCCCGGTTTCAGATACATATATAGCTTTACCACTATGATAATTTAATGGCTGATTGGAACCTAAATAGTTGGTAAGAGCTGCATCTACCAACTTTATAGTATCTTGCAAGTTCATTTTATCTTCAGAATCCACATATCTAAACAAAGCATCTTTAGGGTTCTTATATCCTATACATTTCGGAAAATTTAAATTTCATTTTTTATTTTCTTCCGATAAAATATTTTTTTATGCTTTAAATAAGCATAAAAATAATTAAAAATTATAGTCTAACAATGCGATCAAAAGTACCAGTGACTACCTGATGAGCCACAACTAGTATAGTCTTTGCTGGAAAAGTACATCGTATCTTGTTAAAAATTTTAGTACTTAAATCCTGGTCTAAATTAGCAGTGCATTCATCCAACATGATGATAGACTCACCGAGTATTTCTTTAAAGGTTAAATCGAACGCTAATTTGACTCGGGCGTACTCTCCCGTACTAAGAGACTTGTAGTCGACAGCGTTACCCTTGTAGTTTATAACAACGTTAACTTGTGGTCTTTTGTCACTTATAAGTTCCAAATGAATCTGTATGGGGTCTCCAAAGCTTTCAGAGAAGAAGTCTTCCAATAGAATTTGAAGGTGTGTATTGATCACATTTACTATACCTTTTAAAGACTCGTGTTCAGCCTCAATTATTTTTTGTTTGAAAAGAAGAGTTTTAAGGTATGTTTGTTCCACTTTAGTTTTTTCGGTTAAGAGTTCTTTTAAGGTATCTTTGATCCTTTTATATTTTTTTAATTGGGTGTGGAAATTTTTATACATTTCAAAATTGTGCATGTATTTTATCCCTAAATCGACATCTTTTATAAACTGTTCTAGTTCGGGTAGTGTTTCAGCATTATAATTAAGCTTTTTCAAATCCATCTCTAAAGCCTTAATTTTGTCCACAATACAACATTTTTGTTTAATTTTTTCTACATCAATCATACATTCCATTAAAGCTTTGTTTAAACCACAAATTTTTTCCTGATTGTGTAAAAGTTCATCTTCATCATAATTTGGAGTATTTTGAATTTTAGTTTGCAAGTCATTTTTAACCTTTAACTGTTGACGAACAGAATTTAATTTTATGGTTAAATCTCTTCTTTCATCCTTTAAAACGTTTACATCTTTGATCACCGAAAGATCGCATTTTTCTTTTGGTATCTCCAACCTTAATTTTTCTAAATTTTTCTCAAGCTTCGTTAAACTAGCTGAAGGTTTAAAGGAACCTATTTTTCTCAATTCTTCAACCAACGTAAGGTATCGTTTGATAAAGTTAATTTTATCCACAATTTCTTCTTTATTGTAAGAGAGAGTGTACTCTTCGTTTTGAATTAGAGTGGCCAAAATTTTTTCCTGTTTTTGTATGTTTTTTTTCACCGTTTCGAAATTTTTTTTTATCGTCTTATTTTCAAAGCTATCACCGCCTTCTTCCAACTCCATTGTGTCCATGTTTATGGTTAAAATACACTCGCACCTCGCACATTTAAAAGATTTATAAAATTGAGACTTTAATGCTTTAATATCACCTTCGATAACAAGTCTATCATATTTTGAATTAAAGGTTTCAACCTCCTTTAATTTAAATAAAATATTTTCTAATTCCGTCAACTTGGAGTGGTCAACAGAACCCATTCCGCTAATTTTATTTTGAATGGTGGTTTTAGCCTCTCCCCAATGTATTTTTTCTTGGGAGAGAGTGTCCATATACTCAATTTCCTTGCTTTTAAAGGCCTGTAAGACCACGTTATCTTCACATATTTTTATTTCTTTGTTCAACTCATCAAGTTGTTTTTTTAAGGTTATTTCGTCCTTTTCAGATACCCCTGAATACTTTTCCAATTCCTTTTCCAATTCTTTGGATAAAAGAACCTTTTCTTTGATTTTTAAAATATTTTGAATTGTAGCGTTTGTACGGTCTAACTTCTTCCTTAAATCGTTTATTTGAGAATTTTTATTATTCAAAGTATCTGTTTGACCTAAATTTTTAATTTCTTCCTCGGCTATTTTTATATGGTTGAAAATATCATTATAAGTTTTAATTTTTTTACCTTCTTCTTCGATACTAGTTGTGGTAGTCTTCTTCTTTAATTCAAACTCTTCCAAATTCATCTTTTTTAGAGCTTCGGGTATACCATCTCCATCTGGTTTTTCGACGATATCTGGTTTTTGGACAATTTCAAGCATATTTTTGGTATTTGAAATTTGTCCATCTAATGTGGCCAGTTCTCTATTTAAATTCGAGATTGAATTTTTTACCTTTAACTTAAGGCTATCAACATCATAATTATTGTTTACGATAGTTTGTAAAAATGTCATTTTTTCAAGGTGAGAAAGATCCAGAAAGAACATTGAAGAATTTGCAATGCCAAAATATTTGTTAATGATAACTTGTGCTTCTTTGTCTTCATAAAAACTGCCGGCGTGTGTTACGTTTAAAATATTTGGTCTTTTGGTTCTTTTAATCTTAAAATTTTTATATTCTATCTCAACCTCACAACTAGTCTTATTAAAAGAAACCAAATATTTATGCTTTGTCGCTCCAAAAAGAGCAAACTGAATTGCTATTAAAATTGTTGTTTTTCCGCGGCCACTTGGACCACTAATTAGCGTTATTTCATCGTCATCAAACTCAAAGGTCTGATTGGTATAACATCTAAAGTTTTTCAAAGTTAACTTCATCTTTATTATATTGAATATTTTTTAACCATTAAATTTCATTTTGTATATAATAAAGATGAATGCTTTAATCGATTTAAATAATTGCCGTGAATATATGACTATTAACATTGGTGGTAAAGACCATAAAGTTAAATTGGGTGGAACAATTAACGATCCATATTTTTGTGGTAAAGATGTATGTGATATTTTAGGTTACAAAGACTATAAAGATGCGATAAAAAAATTCACCGAAGAAGAGGACCGTTCTAATTTTTCAGAAATTGTGGATAAAAATAACCTCACCGTGGGGGGGGTAATTTACCCCCCCCACGGTGAGGTTCAAATAGGCCATAAAATTTTTTCATTTAGAGAACATTAAAGGAACAACGTGATCGTAATACAGATGAACCAGTTGTTGTACAGAGAAAAGATCTAATGAGTCGACTATCAAACACGACTCGTGGTAATAAAAAAGATCTATGGAATCAAATCAAAATATTTACAGGTTGGACCAGTTCTAAGGTTGAAATAGACGATGGACAATTTAAATATAAAATAGTATACTAATGCTTATTTTAACTTTATATTAAAGTTAACCTTGTTCCTTTGATACCCTTTTGGGTATAAAAGGAAAAATGGGAAGGGATAAAGGTTGTTGAAACCATTATTTTTTAGGAGATGTATGTTGTTGTGGAACTCTCTTTAAATAAGAGTTCTTTGATTCCTTGGTATGTTTAAAATTGCATCCAGCATCATTTTTATTTTTAATTTCCAAGGTACCATCAGGGTTTACTTTTACCACTTTAATTTTTTTGCATTTTTCTCCAAAGTTGCATTCTTTAAGGTCGGAATAGTCATGAGCGAAGCGACATTGTTTTCCATGGAAGCATTTAGCCTTTTTAAGCACAGACAAACAGAAACGGGTTGGTTTAGATGGTACACCATCTTGTGGTTGTTGTTTAACCTTTTCAGATGGAACGGTTGGTTTAGGTTGTGGTTGAGCTGATTTTGTTTTCTTTTGTTTTTTGGATTTTTGTTGTTTAACCTCAACTACTGCCTTTTTCTGTGGTGGTGGTAGTAAGGCAGCATAATTTAAAACCCCGTTTACCTCCCGATCAGTGTCACCAACGGTGTTGGTTTTATCCCACCATGTTTTTGGAAGAGTTGGCAATGTTTCGGTACTTTTTGTGGGGCTATTCATCCAAGGAAAAGGTTTAATTTTTGGAACCCTTTGTTTGGTGATGCTTGGCCTGTATTCTTCCTCCTTTTCTAGTGATTGGTAGTCCTCTCCATTGGTGTCGTCAAAGTCCTCTTCGTATGGTTCGTAGTTGTCGTAAAATTCTTCTTCGTAATCACTATCAGAATCGTAGTGATTGGTATAGTTATTTCTCTCTTCTCCTCCTCTCAACATTGATAGTTTAGAAGCCATTGTATTATTTATTATTTTAACTATTTTATTTTAATTTTAATCAATTTTCTGCATTTTAGGACAAATTGTACCATATTCGACTCTAACCGCTTGATGCTCGATATGGGTGTTTACCTTTTGGTCCATAGGACCGAAATGGATATAATAAAGATGAGTACCAGCAAAAAATACGTGTTTCGAGAAACTAGACACAATGGTGGAAAAAACCTAGAAGATTCCATATCTAAAAGAAAGGGTAAAATTAAACCCTCTTCAATATTTGGAAAGTGGTTCCAAAGTACTGATGATACGTGGTACTTGTACGCCTTACTATTTGGTTGTATCGGTTTACTGGTGTTGGTTTTGATACATCGAAAGTTAACCAGACAAAAGGGTAGATGGACCAAAAATTTAAACTTGAATAATATTTATATGTTTAAAGGTCAAACAAGACCTCTTGAAAACAAATCTGAATCTAGCGGGGAAATCGAATGTAGAAGGTTTCTAGAAACCATATTTCAGTCTCCCTTTCCAAAGGCTAGACCCGACTTTCTAAAAAATCCAGTTACGGGAAACAATTTAGAAATTGACTGCTTCAACGAAGCTTTAAAATTAGGAGTAGAATATAATGGCCAACAACATTATAAATTTACATCCTTCTTTCATAAAAATGTTGAAGCTTCTACCAACCAAAAATATCGAGACGAGCTTAAAAGACGAATGTGCCAAGAAAACGGTATAAATTTAATAGAGGTTCCATACACCATAAAATTAAGCGATATAGGACCGTTTTTGCATCTAAAATTAAAACAGCTTGGTTACATCAATTAATACTATGTTGCTAATTCGAAATTTATACTTTTTATTTTTCAACAAAATTTTTTAGTTAATAAATATGCCAAGTGTACCTCCAAATACATATACTATCAATAACAAACTATATTATTCGGCCGACGAACTAAAATCTTTTGATCCACTTTTTTTCAAAGGTTGCGGATCAAGTATTCGAGGTGTAATCAAGAAATATGGTGTATCCCACCAAGATCACTTGTACGCAATGAAACTAGAAGATAATCCGCTTGTGGTTACTTCGAAGGTTTTAAAAGCCAAACTGTTTCTTTCCGAAGAGTGGTCTAAATCCAACCTACCTTCTCTAAATTCAAACCGTGTATATAAATATGATCCTTTACCACCCTTAATAGAACTTGAAGATTCTGAAAAATTTATGGACGATGGAGGCAATCTATACAACGTTGAAACGAGAGGAGAAAGAAGCGAAGATAGGGTGTTTTTTAAGGCTAAAGATATTTCCAAAGTATTTGTTATGAAGCACCTTGACAAGGTTACTTTATTTAATAAAGAAAGAGGTTATTCCACACCTTTACATTATAAAATATTTTCTGTTCCATCAATTCTAATCAATGATGAGAATGCGTCAAACAACAGTAATAGCGGTAGAGTAACCTTTCTAACATATGAAGGTCTATTAAAGGTCATCTATACCTCTCGAGGTAACCCAATTGTCGAAAGGTTTAGAAAATGGGCTACGAAAGTGATATACACGGCTCATCTAGGCACTCAAGAACAACGAGAGCAACTCTCCAAGCAAATCAAAGGTGGAGCAGACCCTGAATCTGTTAAAAATGTTTTAAAGCGCAATGTAACCTCTACTCATTGTATATATTTGTTTTGTTTGGGTGGTGTTAACGACCTTAGAGAAAACGAAATTTTCAAAGAAGCCCTAGGTTCAAAGAACTTTAAAAATTCAGATAAGGTTTACAAGTATGGAAGAAGCATAGATTTGTGTAGAAGAACCGGTGAGCACCGCAGGTCTTGGTCACCATTAGAAATAAAACTAAGTAAATATGCTTACATCGACCCACAATATACATCTAAAGTAGAACTTGACCTTAAAAACTATCTTTCAGATGATTTAGAGTGTCAATTTTTAAAGGTTAAAGGACCAGATGGTCAAACCACAAACGAAATAGTGGTCCTATCAAACCAACAATTGAAACTTTTGAGCGATAAATACGTAGATTTATCGAAGGAGTATGGAGGATGCCTAACAGACATCACAAAAACTAATATAGAATTGGAGAGGAAACTTGAAACCTTAAATTTAATACATACATCGGAAATGGAAAAACTACAACACGCCGTGGAATTATTAAACGGGAAAATTGAATTAAACGAATCAAAGCATCAAACAGACCTTAAAAACAAAGAAATAGAAATATTACAGCTAAAAATGGAATTAATGACCAGAAAACATTAAATTAATTTTTAATGCTTACATTAAGCATTAAAAATGTTAAATTCCATCATTTCATCAATTAATTCTTCTTCTGTTATGGCCTCATTCAAGCCTATGTTGTTACCTTCGAAAGTTTAATTTTTAATGCTTAACGTAAGCATTAAAAATGGTTAACAATAATTTTTGCATTTGAAACATTTTAATGGTGCATCAGACATTGTCATAACAAAAGGAATAATTGTGATTAAACCCAACCATGCACAACACCAACCTTCTAAATATCTCTGATTTTTCTGGGAAGAAGAGAGAGTGCGCCTGGAATAGTGACTGGAAGTAAGCGCGTAATTTTTTCAAGAAAAAATGAATTTTTTAAAAATAGAAAAAAGTTATGGTTTATATAACTTTATAAAAGAGAATAGTGGATTAATCCACTATTTTAATTTAATGGTCTAAATAACCATTAAATTAAAATTTGAAACTTTTCCGTGGGTAGTACCCTTGCCCAACTTTTTAAAAAGTGGATTTGGTCTTTTGTTCCTAATATTCAGGTCTGTTTTTACCATTTTCAGAATCCACTTTTTGAAAATTAGAAATTTTTTGTCTATGTGATGGTTCGAAGCACCATCCTATTTCAATCTCAATTTTTTTGATTCTTTGGTTGAATCGTTCCCTATCTAACGCTGAAGTTTCCCATGGTCCCTTTCGATCTTCTTTTTCGATGTAATATATTACTGGGACCAGGTTAAAATCCACCTTTTTTGTTCTAACACCGACAGAATTGATAGTAACTCTTTCGTCGGTGAAAGAGTTAAACTGTGAAGTATGCAGTACACCTTTGAGCTGGTTCATTTATTATTAAAAATTTAAAATTTTTTAAAGCTTTAAAAAGCTTTAAAAAATGATAAACATATATATTAATTATCGCTAAGTTCAAGATCATCATCAAGAATTTCATCGTCGGTATTGTATGCCTTTTTAGGTTGAGGGTTACCTTTTTTTTTCAATAAAGGCCTTACCGGACCATTACCTTCTTCGTCATCAGAAGGACCAAAGTCTGAATCAACAACCGGCTTTTTAGGCTTCTTTTCAACCTTTTTCGGTTTTTCAGGTTTATTTTTTTTAGGTTTAACTTCCTCCTTAACTTCGCCTTTTTCTTCTTCGGTATCAGCATCAAAATCAGAGTCGATTTTCTCCACTGATTTAACTCTTTCTTTTTTGGCTTTTGTTTTGGTTGTTTTATCCTTTACGGCGCTGTTCTTAGGTTTATGAGAGCTACAATGAGTAGCCCCACCCTTAGGTTTTGTGGTACATTGTTCACCAGCTTTAGAACCCACTACAAAAATATGCTGACACAAGTCCTTGGTTTTCGGAATATTTTTTTTCGTTGTTTTGGTTGCTTTGATGGTGGGAACATCCATTGTATCGACTGGTTCGCACGATACACTTGTATCTTTGATTGTAATATTCATACCTGTTAGGGAGTGCCATTTTGCAATGGTTTCGGAAGAAGGGACGTTGTAGGTTTTTTCTAACCACATTGTAAGCTCACCGATAGGTTGAGCGATAGTTTTCATAATTTCCATAATAAGAGCCATAGTTGCGTTTATTTAGATCTTTTTTTCGAGTAAAATTTCAATTTTCTGCAAACGTCCACCAACAGCGTAATTGTTCTATTGGACTGGAATCACGTCTTTAGTTTGATATGATTGGTGCTTTGTAAGTCACAAAATTGGTATAAAGTAAGAATTTTTAATGCTTTAAAAAAGCATTAAAAATTATTTAAGTAGAAGTTAACCTTAAAATATTTCTTTAATTCTTCTCGAGGTTATTAAAGCAATCTTCAACCAAAGAAAAAATACAAGTTTTTGAATATCTATTTAGGTTAATTTGGAGTTTACGTTAGCTTATTGCCTGGTTTCTGGTAGAAGTTAATCTTAAAATATTTCTTTAATTCTTCTTGGTCGTGTATTGTAATGGTGTCTATACGATCATAAAAGGATGTTTCAAATTTATCATAAGAGATAAAGTCATCCCAACCACAACTTTCAGCTCTTTCTGGTTGAAACGCGATCTTTTCTGTCGATCTTATACTAAACCCAACTACATATAAAAAATCCAATAAATAAATGTTACAAATGCAAGAGCTAAGCGAAGCTTTAGATGAAATAGAATCTGAGCCTTCGAAAAATACTAAACTTTCAAAGTTAAGACAGTCCTTAGAAGAGGACTATAAAAAAAGGTTATTGGAACATGTCGATAAGGATGATACCAACCTTTTAAAAAACTATTTTAACAAACTTTTGAATTTGGGCAATCTGACCACGACCAATGTTACAACCGAATTAACCAACTATATGGAGGATTCAGACAATGAACCAAATACAAATTTGATTAAAAATATAATGGATGAAGTAACCTCCAAAAAAATATCTATAGATGACTTTTCAAACTTTATGGAAGGTTTTCTGAACCAAAACTTTCCCATAGATATTTTTTATAAAAATTATTATATGTCATCGTTACCATCTTTAGATGATGAGTCTAAACCATTACCATCAAAAGTCGATTTGTTTGGAGAGATGACTAGTAGTGAAGAAGAGAGTAGTAGCGGCAGTAGCAGTGAAGACGAAGAAGACAGACTTCAGAAGGTACGTCAAAGAATCGAGGAGAAGAGGGAAGATCCCAGACTGGTTCAAGTTATCGAACCGGTACCAGAGAAACGACGCGGTAAAGTTGCTGTAATCAAAGATTCTCTGGTACCAAGACCAAAAGTACCAGAACCTAAACCTATTGTGGATAAAATTTTCTTTGAAACTATGGCTGATTTGACCAAAAAAGATTGTGAATTTTTATATAAAAAAATACCTTGGGTTAAGGATATCGTAAACCATATCTATATTCATCCATTAGAAGGTGAATTTGAAGATGTGATCGACTACAACGAATACATTGAATACGACGGTAAGAAATTTTACCAACCAAAGCAAAAGTACTACTCTATTCAGTGTCACTCGAATAAAGTTCAAAAAGGTCACGAATTGACCATAATTAAAAATGGAGAAACCCACAAATTAATGGTTGCTGTGGACACGAATACCCGAGGTATTGTATTGCAAAATGAAGACATGTTAAAGGCTGAAATTGACTATGTTCGTGTATGGAACCAAAACAAAAATGAACACATCAAAGAGCTTATGAGGAACAAACCAAACGAAGATATGGTTTTATTGGCTAAATTTGACCTTTCAAAAGCTTTACAAGACGCTATAGGTGGAAACGTACCTATAGCATATAGATCGGGTAATAGCGAATTTATTGAAAACGTGGTTAGAACAATCTATAAAAATTCAAATACAGGAGAATCATTCGTTAGGTTACTCGCAAACATTATAATTTTTTTAAAAATCAATATAAGTTTTATAACTAGTTCGGTCTTTATAAAACGACTTAGAGAACAAATTTATTTACCTGGTACACTACCCTTCTTAACCGACGCTGATAAATTACCGGAAATATTTATGGTTAAAAATGTGCCTGAAAACACTCGAAACTTTGTACTGGAAAAGTTGGAAGAAGAAAGGTTACACTTTACCAAGAATTTCTTTGAAAATATTCACATAGGTTCGTCTATGCTTAGAAAACCGACCAAACCAATTTTATGGAACAAACCAACCATGCAGATAGAGTTACCCGATTTAAAAAGTATATGTAAAAATAGGGATCAAATTGAGGATGAAAACGACGAGGACATTGTGTTCTATACCGACCTCGACGAAGTGTATTGTTTTAACGTGTACAAGCTCTATGATCTGTTTCGGAAAGAGGACGTTCCAATCAATCCCTACACTAGACAACCCTTCTCAGACAGATTTATACAGTCATTCTTAACTAGGTATGCGAGCAAACCTCTAGTAAAAAAAATAGAAGAGACTAAACACGTTGATTTGACCACGAAATTGGAAAATTTAATCGAAAAAGAATTAAGTTTTCTAGAAAACAGTTTAATAGAGACAGAGAACCCTGATTTCATCGAAAGATTTAAAAGTTCAATTGCACCACAACAAGAGATTAAAAAGAGGATTTCTAGGGTCGATGGGGGTGGTGAAAACAGGTGTTTAGAATGCAAAAAAGAACTTGGGTCCGATAAGATCACATCTGTCTTTAGAAACAAACAAGTATATTTTTGTGGTTACGATTGCCTTGAAAAAAATAAAGCTTTTAAATAAATTTTTTATGCTTATTCACAGTATAAAAATTCAAAATAACCCGGCTAAAGTTTTTACATCTTTTGATTATATAGATAACACAAGTAGTGGTAACTTTCCAGCTAATATATACAGGTGTCCAAGAATGGAACGCTATTGACCTTAATACACGCATTTCATATTTGATTATATGTATAGGCCCATCTTCATCCGTAGCAACATCGAGAATTACAATCAGACAAATGACATAAAAACAACAGTAAATAAACAATGGTAGTTAAAGAGAACTTTTGTGGGGCATGTCTCACTATTCCGCTAGCATTTGCCGGTGCTGGTACAGCAATCGGTGCAGAAAAACAAGCTAAAATTAAACAATGGGCTATAATTTTCACCATAGTTTCGGTCTTGCTCACGGTTTACTTTGTTTATGTCAAAAAGTGTAGTACGTGTAAAATTCGTTGAAACCAAAGTAATTGTAACCTTTAAAAAAAATATAATATTATTAAGGTTTATCTTAACCTTTAAAGAAAATTGATACATACGCGTTCAAAAGGTCAAAAAACGGTTATAATAAATATGAGTCCTGTAGTTACTCCAATATTTCCAAGACCTAATGGTGGTTCAATGGTACCAGAAAACCTACCAATTAGAAAATTGGAATCTAAAACAAATATTTTGAAGTCTGGTGGGTTTGCACCACATTCTCATCACCGCGAATACCACCACCCTCATCCACACCATTCGCCGGGTGTAGTCGTTAACAATGTTCAACCACCGCCATTAAACTGTATTAGTATCGCCCAACATATTGACACATGTCCTATCTGCAGTCGTCTATATGACACCGATAAAACATTGTACATTTTAGCCATTATCGGACTGTTAATTTTATGTTTTTTAATGGCTCGACGTATAGTTAAATTGTAAAAAAATTTTTAATGCTTTATACAAGCATTAAAAATTAATATTGAAGTAATTTTCTAGTCAAAAAATTTAAGTTTAGATCGTACGCACACCCTGGATAGATCCAACCTAAACCAGTCGAATCTAAATTTGGCAAGTTTTCAAGGTTAACTTTATCCATATTATCAATTGAAATTTTGTACACGTAGCAGTTGCCCAATAAAATTTTAAACAATTCGGAATCTTTTAAGGTTACATTTAACCCTGTTTCTTCAAACAGTTCACGCTCCGCACAACTCTTTGGATTATCATCGTAAGGTTCCATGGAACCTTTCGGTATACCCCAACAACTGTTATGAGACTTGGTTACAAGAATCTTACCTTGGTGCCAGACAAATATGCCTGCTTTTCTTTTTTCGAAAGGGTGTTGAGTAGCAGAATCTGCGGATTGATTTTTTTTACAAATTTTTAGATTACAACAACCTTTAATACATGTTATATTTTCCATTATTCCTTTATTTTTTAAAAAATTTTTCATTTTTTAAACTCCTAGGAGTTTAAAAAATGGATTTGGGATAGGGGTTTGGGATTAGGGATTTGAATTAATGGTTCTAGTCACTTTGAGATATTTCACTTTCGCTATCTGAGGCGCAATGGTCTGGAACCTTCTTTTTTGGTGAAGATTTTTTTATGGCCTTTTTCTTCCACTTCTTCTTTTCTACCTTAGGTTCTTCTTCCTCTTCACTATCAGTGTCGAAAATAGACTTTTGTGGTGACTTTTTGACTGGGACTTCTGGTTCTTTTTCCTCGTCGTCGGATTCCGAGACGCCGGATTCCGGGACGTCCTTCTTTTCAACTTCTGCTCCACTTTCGACATCTTCCTCTTCTTCGCTTGAATAATACGCCTTTTTCTTTTTCGGAGCGACTTTTGGACTCGTTATTGGAGACGTTTTTGCCTTTGGTTTGGCTTTGTGAGCGCTACATCGGTCGTTTCCTCCCTTGGGCTTTGTTGTACACTGTTGATTACGGCGTTTTCCAGCAATAAAGATGTGTTGACACAACTTAGGGTTCAATTGTATGTTATTGACGTTTTGATTCTTGTTTTTAATAGCAATGGCTTGGTCGGCCACTTTTTCACAATTAACGACGTCTTCTTCTATGGTTATTTTCATACCAGTAAGAGAGTTCCACTTTGCAATGGTATCGTTTACTGGCACCTGATGTTCTTCGTAGAGCCATTTGGCGAGATCGCCAACAGGCATAGTTAGAGATTTAAGAAAATCGTTTAGTAAACTCATCGTGCAAGTTTATTTAACCATTATTTTTTCAGGTTAAAATCAATTTTCTGCGTTGTGGGAGACGTTGTCCACATTTTACCCTTCTTGAATTTTTTTAAAATGATTTTATCCATAAAAAAAATATTAATTAATAAACTAATAAAAATGGCGCTTGTAGTCCCCACAGATGGTGCTGTTTTGGCAAAACTTAAAAAGGATTTAACCATTAAAATTGAGATTGGTGGAAAATTTTTTGGTAATGCTCCAAATAACAATAAGAATGTATATTTGTATTTAGAAAATGGTCCAAACAGGCCGTGTAGTATACCGTTTAATTATGGTATTAATTTTTCACAAAGCCGCTCGGTGCCGGGCACGATAGAAGAAGAAGATGGTATTAAACTAGCTTTAAAAAAAAATATATCAACGGTTCGACCAAGCCGTAACACGCTTGGTAATATAACTCATAGTTTCGAAGGTAGTTTGAGAGGAGAACAGAGAAAATGTCGAGATGAAGCACTCAGTTTGCTACAAAAACATAAAAGTGTAATGTTGTCGTGTTATACGGGTTTTGGAAAGACTGTCACAGCCATAAATATGGCTATTAAAATCAAACTGAAAACTTTTATCGTAGTACCTAAAAAACCACTGCTTTCACAGTGGGAGTCGGAAATTAGAAAATTTGTACCGAAAGCAAGTGTGATGGTAATTGAACCGGGAAAAATTAAAAATATGGATACTCTTAACACTCCAGATTTTTGTATCGTTAATGCTTGCAACATCCATAAACTGGCCCCACAATTTTTAAAAATTTACGGTTTCGTTGTTGTGGACGAAGCTCACCTACAAATGACTGAAAAACTTTCTAAAAATCTATTGTGCCTAACACCTAGGTATCTTTTAGGCATAACCGCAACACCATATAGAGACGATGGGTACAATGTCTTTTTTAAATTGTTTTTTGGTAAAGAAATGGTACAATATACCTTAAACAAAAAACATACCGTTTATGCTGTAAAAACAGGCTTCTCTCCAAACGAAAATAAATATTTGAAAACAGGTCCAAACTACAAACAAAAGGTGGATTGGAACATTATTCTGGACGAACAAGCACGAGACGAAACAAGGAATCAACTCATCATAAATATTGTCAGAGAATTTAAGGATAGAGTTTTCCTTATTTTAGTTAAAAGAGTAGAACATGGTCAACACTTACTAGATTCGTTAGAAAAGCTGGGGGAGAGGGTGACTTCTCTCCTTGGGAAACAACAAGTGTTTGATAAGGACGCTCGTATCCTTATTGGTACAAATTCAAAAATCGGTACTGGTTTTGACCATCCACGACTAGATACTCTATTGGCCGCGGCGGATATGGTTAGTTACTACATACAATTTATAGGACGTGTTATGAGGAGGAAAGATGTTGAACCGATTATATTTGATTTGGTTGATTCGCACCCTACTTTAAAGAAACACTTTGAAAAGCGTTCAAAGGTTTATTGTAAGCATGGTGGGGAAATTGTAAAATTTAAATTAAAAAATTAATTTTTAATGATGCTTTTAGTCATTAAAAATTAACAAACGAAAGGTGTGGGACGCTCGGACCGATTGCACTTTTAAATATTAATTTTTTTAATGGAGTATAACTCCATTAAAAAATAAACTAAGAAATTAATACTTGTATTTACCATACTTGTCAAACTTGCATGGTGCCCCAATACTCTTTCTACTTTTCTTCTCCTGTTCAAGCTTTAACTTTTGGTTTTGAATTTTCTCGTTGGCATAAGCCAACAAATCTTCAATCGAGTCACAGTAAGAACTGGGTACGGTCATACCTTGAATAGCCTTGGCTTTATCAGGGTACATTTCTCTAAACTTTGACTGTATGACAAATCTGTCGATACATTTTTGAGCTGTTGGGTTCATTTTACCATCAACGCTACTGCATTTAAACATGGTTATCTGTTTAATAAATTTATTATCTATAGAGAAGACAATCAATTTTCTGTAAATCCAGGTAAAAATATTCTAGTAATGGTTCTAGGAACCATAAGCGCGATTTTTTTCGGATTTCGGAGAAAAAAAACTGAAATTTTTTCTCTAATAAATCACAGAAGAAAATCATGGTAATGTCACTTTTCAGAGACGAATTTGCCGAGAAATCGGCCAAGAAATATATTAGCGAAGGATTGTGGTTAGATTGCTGTCTTTCCGACGATTACAACTACGCTGACTACTATACCGAAGGTGGTTATGGTACTATCTACCTTGTAATTGATAAAAAAACAGGAGAGAAGTTAATACTTAAAAGATCTTTAAAAAAGGATTTCGTTGAAGGAAGGTTGGAAGAACCTCTAAGTCTAAATTTGAGTACCAAAAATATGAAAGGGTTAATAATTGACCCTAATTTACGAATTAGTAAGGAAGCCGAGTTTATGGTTAAAGTATATGATAAATTTGGAGGATTAAAATTACACGCATATTATGACGATGACGACCATTATATCTTGATCATGGACAATGGTGGAAGATCACTTGAAGAAGTAACAACTTCCCATAAAAAAAAAATTACGGATTTGGTTCGATACGAAGCATACAAGACAAACTTCTTCTATCAAACCCACTTGAACCAAATTAAAAAATACATGATTAAAGTCTACCATAAAATTAAGGATATACACGAGCTTGGGATACACCATAACGATTTGAAACCAGAAAACATTTTATTGGATGAGGAGGAAATAACCATTATTGATTTTGGGGTTGCCAAACAAATCGATTCAAAGGTTGATTTTACCTCTTTCAAAGGAACACTTGAATATATCCCGTACGAATACGTTGAGAATGGTTCTTATAAAGCTTGGGATCACACCGTTTGGTGTTTTGGTATAATGCTCCATTTTTTGACTCTTATGAAGTTTCCGTTTTTAAAGGAGGAAGACGTCATTGAATACAACTTGAATAATAAAAATATAGAAAAGCTCCCCCAAAGCTTTTCGAACCTTATCTACGATTGTCTTCAAAAAGATCCTTCCCAGAGACCACGAAATCTTTTGGAACGCTTGGAAAATTTAGAAATTTGGCGTTAGGTGTGGTTACCATTAAAAGTGATATAATAAATGATTTCCTATTCAGCATTGACAAGTTATGGTAAAGCGACTCTACCATCGGTAGAAGTTTGGAACGGAAACTTTGATATAGTCAAAGATCCACCATCAGGCATCCATACACGTCGTATTATTAAAGTGGGTGAAAACAACGATCTTTTGGACTGGAATGACGACTCTGGCAGTCGAATCAATGAAATGATTAATGTGTACGCAAGAGGCAACAATCCAATGGTCACAGTCCAATACTCTAATCATGGTAACACGGGCAGCGGTTTGATGGGTATAGACGGTGGGAGTTCTGGCAGTACTATGAATGGACTGTTTACGTCGGGTGGTGGCGGCAAACTACCATATAGAATTATGAACAATGGTGCTTTCAGACCACCTATTTTGCGTCAAGAAGATTTGTTGCCGTTGTCACGACTACCAAGAACGTGTACAAGCGTAACAAGTAAAAGGTGTAGGGTGGACCAAACCAAAAGAATTACCCCCGACACCGTGGAGTATTTTAAGCAAATTCATCGTAATCCGATGAAGGTGTCGGCTCAATCACAAAGGTCGTTTAAAAAAGAAGGTCCTCAGGAACCACCAAGTAACATTAATTTATACTTGAATGGTCGTAGCCTATCGATCAATGCTACTTCAAATGTTAAAAAATTAAAGGATGGTGGAGACCATAACATTCCAACATTAGATAATTCTCTTTTAACATCAAACGTGGATCACATTAACCAAAAAAGAATCAGCCAACAAAAGTACTTGAATACCTCCGTTGAGTTGTCAAAGAATGTTCCGAACTACCAGGCTCAAACAACTTCTAATTTGAACATTAAACCAAATACTAATGTTTACGAATTGGGAGGCCAAACCGTAGCTTTAACCAACAATCGTCCAGCTCGAAACCACTCTTATCTTTCAGCAACCAGTGGTGGGATTATGGTTAAATTAAACCAAGAAAAAATGATTTCAGGTGTCACTTTAAAAAGTCGCGGTATCCATTAAATTCTTTTAATGTTTTAAAAACATTAAAAGATAGTTTTGACCTCTACAATCATTAAAAATTATAAAGAATCGTCCGTGAACAATGGACGATTCTTTAAGTTGTCTGTGACACCAAGTCGCACTTTATCCAATTCCAGTTTAAAGTAACATTCAATTCGGTATCCAAAGCTATTATAATAAATAATCTGTGTAAGATGGCAGCTAAGAGTAAAAAAATTTTACTTCAAAATCTAAATATACTAGTCTTGGACGGCCTTTTATCTATCAAAGAAAACTCTGAAGAAGTATCTGTTGTAGAAGTCAGAAAACAGTGGGAGTCACCAGACTTTCAACGTAAGATTGCTTCCGAGGTCTTTGGTATAAAGAGCAAGAATTTAACGCCAGGACCCAAGCGCAACAAGTCGGCTTACATGTTTTTCTGTCAAGATATGAGACAAAAAATTGTATTGGATAATCCTGATTGTAAACCACATCAAATCATGTCTCTTTTGGGATGTAAGTGGAGAGAATTGACCACAAAACAGAAAAGCAAGTACTACGAACAGGCGGCCGAAGACAAGGAAAGATACCTTGATATGAAAGAGTTGGAAAAAAGGAGAAACAAGACCCCAAGTAAGTTATCTTCTTACTTTCTGTTTTGTGAAGATGAACGACCATTAGTTAAGAAAGAATTCCCAAGCTTATCCACCAAGAAAGTCACAGCAGAGTGTGGTAAGAGGTGGAACGAACTAAAGGTAAACGAACCCGAACGCTACCAAAAATATGTTGAAAAGGCTTTGAAATAGGTTAAAATTTAATAGTTTATTGAACCATTAAATTTAAATGTTTAAAAATTTTATAAAAAACGCATATACTACCCTATCCCAATTGGTTAAATTTCAATTTAATGGTCTTTTAAACCATTAAATTGAAATAGTGGATTAATCCACTATTTCGTATTTTAAGGTCTATTAAACCATTAAAAATCCACAGTGAAAATGTTTTGTTTAGGATTTTTGAACTTCGTCGAAAACCTTTTTTCTAGAAATATAAGTCATATCTGGGTTTAAAGTTAAAATATACCTTTTCAAACTATCTTCAAAGTCTTCTTTACCCTCGGATTGAATGGTGACGTTATCTACGGTTTCATCTTCTTTTAGCTTCTCTTAAACCATTAAAAATCCACAATGGAAATAAATGTAAAAAAGAAATAATAAATGAGTCGATTTAAATTATTCGATCCTGTGGCTCAACTAATTGCTACAGGGGGAGGTGGTGGTGGTTTACCTTTAACAGGTGGAACTTTAACGGGTGATCTGACTATACAACCACCATCTAAGGTTGTTCAATGCCAACCACCCGTAGGTCCTTGCGACCTAGCAAATAAAGCATACGTTGACGCTCAGATTGGAGGTGTAACACCAGACGCAACAACTTTAGTCAAGGGTAAGGTTCAGCTAGCCGGAGATTTAGGAGGTGTTGGAACTTCGGCTTCAGCCCCCATTATCTCGAGCGGAGCTGTCACCAACGCTAAACTAGCAAATCTGAGCAGTACAAGTCAACTTAAGGGTTCTTCTTCTCTATCTTCTAACACAGCAGACATCTCTCTAGGGCCGGGATTAACCATGTTAAATACGAATATAAGTGTTGATTCCTACACCTTACCAGTCGTACCAGTATCTAATGGTGGGACTGGAACCTCATCTTTAACTGGTTATTTAAAGGGTAATGGAACCTCTCCAATTACAGGATCGACCAGTGTTCCAATAACTGATATAAGTGGTCAGTTTGTAGGTTCTGTTAATGGTATATCTCCCGTTCCAACTAATGGTGGAAATGTAACCTTATTGTTTGAAAATGTTACCACCGGTACAATAGCATCCAGACCAGTTATTCCCGGTCCAAATGGAAACATTTATGTTGTAAGTGGTGATCCAACACCATTAAATAATGGTCGAACATATATTTCAGATGGTGTAAACTGGCAAGAAATTACCAACAATGTAGCATCCACAGATGCCCGCTATGTACTAAAGGCGGGAGATACCATGAGCGGTGAACTTTTTCAACCTTTGGCTCCTTCTATAGGTAACGCACTAACAAATAAGGCCTATGTCGACGCTCAAATAACAGGTTCAAGTACACCAGACGCGACAACTTTGGTCAAAGGTAAGGTTCAGCTAGCTGGAGATTTAGGAGGTGTTGGAACTTCGGCTTCAGCCCCCATTATCTCGAGTGGAGCTGTCACCAACGCCAAATTGGCCAATCTAAGCGGCACTAGTCACATCAAGGGTTCAAGCTCGAGTTCATCTGCCGTGACAGATTTAAGTTTAGGGTCGGGTCTGTCCATATCTGGAACCGTTTTAGGCGTCAACACGTCTTCTCTTTCTGGTTCGTTTTTACCACTTGTAGGCGGTACAATGTCGGGTGCTATCTCTCAACCCGCGGCTCCCGTTAACCCTAACGATCTAACAAATAAGGCCTATGTCGACGCTCAAATAACACCAGACGCGACAACTTTGGTCAAAGGTAAGGTTCAGCTAGCCGGAGATTTAGGAGGTGTTGGAACTTCGGCTTCAGCCCCCATTATCTCGAGTGGAGCTGTCACCAACGCCAAATTGGCCAATCTAAGCGGCACTAGTCACATCAAGGGTTCAAGCTCGAGTTCATCTGCCGTGACAGATTTAAGTTTAGGGTCGGGTCTGTCCATATCTGGAACCGTTTTAGACGTCAACACGTCTTCTCTTTCTGGTTCGTTTTTACCACTTGTAGGAGGCACAATGTCGGGTGCTATCTCTCAACCTGTGGCTCCTGTTAACCCTAACGATCTTACAAATAAGGCCTATGTCGACGCTCAAATAACACCAGACGCGACAACTTTGGTCAAAGGTAAGGTTCAGCTAGCTGGAGATTTAGGAGGTGTTGGAACTTCGGCTTCAGCCCCCATTATCTCGAGTGGAGCTGTCACCAACGCCAAATTGGCCAATCTAAGCGGCGCTAGTCACATCAAGGGTTCAAGCTCGAGTTCATCTGCCGCGACAGATTTAAGTTTAGGGTCGGGTCTGTCCATATCTGGAACCGTTTTAGACGTCAACACGTCTT